AAACAATACTTCTAATCCAGTAGCGGCTGCAACGGGCAATGTGACCAACCAGGCCGTACAATTTCAAAATAATGGTGCTCCATCTAGACAACACTATGGTCCAAACATAAGTTGTAATGGTAGTACCATGACATTCTCTCCATTCTATATGGGGAATCATACAAAACCTTGGGACATCGATGAAGAAGGTATGAGACCTTCCAGCTATACTATGGCTGAAAACTGGGGTTTCCAAGTAAACTTTATGGTTCCTTTAGATAAGAGAGGATTAGAACGCTGCAGATCAATGGCAGCTAGACAAGAAGAAAAAATGCGATTGGATTACGAGTTAGTTCGAGCACTTAAATGCGCCGAACTTCAGACTAAAGGATTTATGATTCATCCTAAGTCTGAATTATATCCGTTATGTGCAGATATAGTACCAATTGCTTCATATTTAAAATCAACACAACCCCCAATCCCCAAGGAAAAACCTTGGTATAACCCATTTTAAAAACAATGATCGTATTAATCAAGCCCATCCTATTCGCCTTCTTGAAGTCAGACTCAGTAAAGAAGCTTGTAGTAGACCTATTAGAAGCTTACGTTGCTAGAACTGATAATAAGTTAGACGATCAAGCACTCAAAATTGTAAAAGAAAAACTATTCTCGTAAATCATGGCTGAAAAAGATTATACAGAAGGTTCTAAGAAGTGGCCTAAAACACCTGGAAAAGATTGGCAACTTACTAAGAAGAATAAAAAGAACAAAGATGTTGAAAGTTCTTTTCACAAAGGTTATCATGGCTAAAGCCACAGAAGAAGAGTTTAATGAGTTACACAGCCTTGTCACTAAAGACTTTCTAAAGAGAGTTAAAAGTGGTGAGGCTACTACTCAAGACTTAAAAGCAGCCTGCGATTGGCTGAAGACAAATGAAATCACTGGTATTGCATATGATGGTAGTGCATTAGATAAATTATCAAAAGTTATCCCCAAGATAGACCCAGAGTTAATCACTAGGAGGATGTATGGCAAGTCGCACAGCTGAATACTATAGGAAGAATCCAGCGGCTCGGAAGAGGCGACTGAAACAACAAAGTGCTTACCAAAAGACTAAGAAAGGTAAGTCTATCAAAAAGAATGCCAACAAACTTAGACGTAAGCTTAAGTTAAAAGTAGGCGACAAAAGAGATGCTGCACACTACAAGGGTAGCAAAACAAAGGGCAGACCTCTAAGTCGCTCTAAAAACAGAGCACGTTTATCCATTAGGAGGAAAAAGTAAATGGCTGAAAAGAAAAATCAAGCTCAATTGAGATTAGAAGCTCATCAAAGAAAGATGGTACAATTTGAAGAGGATATAAAAAACTTAGGTAACCCAAACGATTATACAAATAAAGCTAATTATACTGGTAAAGTTAATGAATTGAGAAAGAAATATGGGGTGGCAGGTATAGGTAAAGATCTTAATACCTATAGGACTAAATTAAAACGAGAAGAAGGTAAATTAAAAAAAGTAGTAACTAGTAGATATATTAAAAGAGCACCTGTTGGTTTATTAGAACGTTTAGTAATCGATGATTATGATAATATAGGTACTAGATATAGTGATAAAAATAGTCTTGGTTATAAAATAAATCCAGATTATGTAGAAAGTTTAGATCCTGCTGGTGAAACTCAGTTAAAAAAAGATGCTGCTGAGAAATTAAAGATACAAAATCAAAATGCTGCTTTAGAAGCTGGTGCTGTTGAAAGAGAAGAGAATGAATGGGGTCCAGGTGGTCAACCAACAAGTGCAAATCAGTATGCAGCAGCAGGTATAGATCTAAATAACTTAAATGTAGGTAATGTATTAGGTAATTCTAAAGTAACTATAGAAGGTAATAATAATAATACTGAAGGAACAACTTACGAACATCCTCTATCTGATCCAGATTACAACGTTGAATCTACTAAAGCAAATCAGAATAAAGCAAAACTAGCTTTGGGTGGTCAAAGTATGAGAACTCTAGAAGAAAGAACTAAAGCTATTGAACGTGCTTATGGTCCTATGAGTAAAGAGGCTAAACGTAAATTAAGATTAAGACCTATAACACAGTTAGAGCTTGAGGCAATGTAAGCCATGGCTATTAAACGAGGTAAATTCTGGAAAAAGACCAAACAATTTCCTAAAGGTGCTTGGATTATTAGTGATAATGTAAATGAAGGTATTGAACTTCGTAAACAAATTGCACGATTAATGATGCAAGCTAAACGAGAAGGTCTTAATAGTGTTCAAACTCGAAAATTAATTGGTCCTGTTATTATCGGTGGTCGTAAAAAAGGGTTTAATAATGTAACTAAATATCTTACTGGTAAAGGTAATTGGTCTTATAAAGATGTACAAAAATCTGCTGATACCAAGGCTATTCGTAGACAACAAGAAAGAATACCTGAATCTATAAAACAAGAGTTTTTAAAAAAAGAAAAAGACGGATTACTTCCTAAAGAACGTGGATGGGAAGCTTATAAAGAGTATATTAGAAAAGGTAATGAGGCTAATGAAGAATATGCTAGAGTACTCGGTAAAGAGTTAGGCATAGATGTTCATAAAGGGCATATGTTTAGTTTATCTGGTGATCCTGATGTTACAACTAAACGTAGTCCTTTAATGGGTCAAGGCGATTCATGGACTAAAGGTAGTAATGATCCTATATCACAAGTAGCAGAATCTGGTAAATCAAATGTATCTGCAGGTAAATTAGATGAATATACAGCTAGAGCAGGTATAGAAATGGGTTTACCTAGAAACTGGAATGAATCTGCTACTTATTTTATGGCAGGATTTGATAATGCAGGATTAACCCAAGCTGATTTAATTGAAATTGGTCAAGGTGCAGATATTAATGCAGTTAGATCAAGACGTAGAATGGTTGAACAATTAACAGGTTCTGGTTTATATGATTATAACGATGATGTACGTGTTAAAGATTTTGTAGAAGAAATAGATAATAAATGGAGGATTAATAAAGCTATTGAAAAATCAAATAATCCTCAAAAGTGGAGTCAAATATTTAATCCTGAAATAGATGATACTCAATTTGCACGTTTAGGTCCAGAAGCTCAAATAGCTAGATCTAAAGAAATGGGTAGATTTCAAGTTCTTGAAAGTCAAGCCACTGAAGGTATTAGGGGATTTATTGGTTCTAATACACAAGCACTAACAAAAGCATCTAAAACATTAAATACAGCTAATATGTTTTCTATGACAGTTGCTCAAGCAGCTGCAGGTAATGTAATAGGTGCTGGAGTTACTGGTACACTAGCTGCTGGATCTTTAACTTTACAAAATAGTGCTGTTGTCCAAAAACGTATTGCTAAAATTCTAGCTGCAAGAGCTGGTAAATCAGCAGCTAAATTTGTACCTGGAGCTGATATAGCTATTTCTGCAGCTGAAGCTGGAGGATATATAAGTGAAGGTAAATGGGATCAAGCTACTATTGCTGCTTTAAGTGGAGCATTAGGTTGGATTCCAATAGCTGGTGATTTAGTAGCTGGTGGTCTTGATGCTATTAATACAGGTATTGATATATCAAGAATGGACTTTAGTAGAGGACAAGATATAACCAATGATATTAAATTAGATGCAGATTCATCTACTAATCGTAGTAACATTCGTAATTTTACGGGTGCAGCTGATTATGTCGATGAAGTAAATTTACGATCTTTAAGAATCAGATAACTATGGCAGAAAAGAAAAAAGGAGAATGGAAAAAAAAGCTTAAAAAAGCTGGACCTGCATTAGATTATGCAGCTAAAACCTTATCAGGTATAGCAACTGCTAATGCTGGATATCAAAACACAGATTATTCTCCTGAAAGAGAACCCGCACAAAGACCAGTGGACATAGATCCATTTGGCACTGACAATGACGCACCAGCTTAATTATGGGAAACAAGAAAAAAGCAACAAAGGACATCGATGCATTCAGAGATGGTGACTTCTCTGGATCTAAAACTGCTGGAATACCTGGAGTTTTTTATAAAGGTTCAGGTAAAGATCCTGCAGTTAATGAACTCCTAAAGAAACTTAAAAAGGATGGCCCTGGTTCACTAGATTCTAGTGGAATGGGTACTCGCTGGAAAGTATGACTAATGTCGTTGACTCACTAAAAGACGACTTCAAGCTTTTCCTTACAGCCTTATGGGAAGAGCTTGATTTACCCCCTCCTACTAAAGCTCAATATGCAATCGCAGACTATCTTCAACATGGACCTAAACGTCTTCAGATTCAAGCTTTCCGTGGTGTTGGAAAAAGTTGGATCACAGGAGCCTTCGTCCTCTGGACTCTCTTTAAAGATCCTGAAAAGAAAATAATGATTATATCTGCATCTAAGGAACGTGCAGATAATATGTCAATCTTCCTACAAAAACTTATCATAGAAACTCAATGGCTCAAACATCTGCAACCGAAATCAGACGATTCACGCTGGAGTCGCATCAGCTTCGATGTAAACTGTTCACCACACCAAGCCCCGTCCGTAAAAAGCGTGGGTATCACTGGTCAGCTAACAGGAAGCAGAGCAGATTTAATGATATTAGACGACATAGAGGTTCCTGGAAACTCCATGACGGAGTTAATGCGTGAAAAACTACTTCAACTCTGTACAGAAGCTGAATCCATCCTTACGCCGAAAAGTGATAGCAGGATTATGTATCTCGGGACTCCTCAGACTGTGTTTACTGTTTATCGTAAGCTGGCTGAGCGTTCGTACCGTCCCTTCGTTTGGCCCGCAAGAGTCCCTAGAAAACTCACCAATTATGAAGGACTCTTAGCACCTCAACTACAGGAACAGATAGATGATGGAGCTGATCCGTGGGACGTAACAGACCCTGATAGATTTGACAACGATGACCTGATAGAGCGTGAAGCTTCCATGGGAAGATCTAACTTCATGCTCCAGTTCATGCTAGATACCTCACTTAGTGATGCAGAGAAATTCCCTCTTAAAATGGCTGACCTTATCGTTACTTCCGTTAACCCTAGTAAAGCCCCTGAGTCCATCGTTTGGTGCTCAGACCCTGCAAACGTCATCAAAGACGCCCCCACAGTGGGGCTTCCAGGAGACTACTTTTACTCTCCAATGCAGTTACAAGGAGAATGGTCGCCTTACACCGAAACAATTTGCAGTCTGGATCCCTCTGGAAGAGGCTCCGATGAAACTGCTGCCGCCTATCTATCCCAGAAAAATGGCTTCATATATCTACATGAGATGCGAGCGTATAAAGACGGATACACCGACAATACATTACTTGATGTCCTCAAAGGATGTAAAAAGTACGGGGTTACAAAACTCGTTATCGAAACTAACTTCGGAGATGGAATCGTTGCAGAACTCTTTAGAAAGCATCTTATCAACACTAAACAAGCCATCGACATCGAAGAAGTAAGAGCTAATGTCAGAAAAGAAGATCGAATCATTGATTCGTTGGAGCCAGTCCTTAATCAACATCGCTTGGTTTGTGATAGAAGCGTTATTGATTGGGACTACAATTCTAATAAGGAGGCAGCTCCTGAAGCTCGTCTTCTATACATGCTTTTCTATCAGATGTCTCGTATGTGTAGAGAGAAAGGCGCTGTTAAACACGATGATAGACTGGACTGTTTGGCCCAAGGTGTCAAGTATTTCACTGATGCTCTCGCCATCTCAGCTGACGAAGTTATTAAACAGAGACACAAAGATGAGTGGAATGCTATGCTAGAAGAATTCATGGATGATCCTGAAGCTTCAGCTAACCACATGGTCTTAGGTATGGATTTAGACCAAAGAAAGAAAGCTAAAGGTTTAGCTACTGGAAAGTCAGCCCCTACCTGGATTTAGACACCACCTCTATCTATACAGGGGAAGGGAAGGGTGGACCCGACCCCTATGAGGGATCTTATCTACTTCGTAGACATCGATCCCTCTTCCTAATTATGATATCCCCTTAATGGATATCCCTCATATATCTACCTAACACTCTACCCTATATGAAACTATTTTTAGATACAGCTGATGTAGAATCAGTTAAAGAAAGAATATCTACTGAACTTATCTCTGGTATTACGACTAACCCAACCCTCATTCGTAAATCAGGAAAAAACCCCCAACATGTTTACCAAGAATTAATAGATTTAGGAATAAATGATATTAGCATGGAAGTAGTGGGTGATTCTGAAGAAGAATTATTCAAAAATGCAATGGGACATGTTAAAACATATGATACAAAAGCTACAATTAAGTTACCTTGCTCAGTGGACGGTTTAAAGGTCTGTAAGAGGCTTCATACCGTGGGTGTACGAACTAACGTTACACTTATCTTTAGCGTCTCACAGGCGATTCTAGCAGGCTTAGCGGGTGCTACATACATATCCCCCTTTATAGGTAGGATGGATGATAATTCATTGGATGGTATTAAGTTAATTAATGATATTACAAACATATTTAAAACTCAGTACATAAATACCATGGTTCTTGCTGCTTCCTTACGTGATGTTCAATCAGTAGGAGTTGCTTTTGGTGTGGGAGCTGATATTTGCACGGTACCTACAGATGTGTTTGATAAAATGTATAATCATATACTTACAGATAAAGGTATAGCTCAGTTTAACAAGGATCATGCAGCGACATCAAATTAAGTCCAAATGGTACTACATATTTTGGGGTATCGCTACCGCTTCTGTAGTAATGGGACAGTTTCAAGTCGGTAATGGTTATAGACAGATGGTAAACAGTATCGAACAAATTAAAAATGAAATATGCAAAAACCTGAATTGATTGAAGTGTCCCCTCTAGGGGCTACTATCCATTCATATGAGTTAACAGGGGGTCAAACTACCTTTCAACGGTTCCTAGGGTGTTACCTGGGTGAATGTAGCTTCTATAATAGTATAGAGGAAGCGAAGGAGTCTCTTAAATTTTGACATAATTTTGTCTACCCTAATAAGTTTTCCACAGGCTGTGGAATTCCCCCATAGGGGTGTGGAAAAAAGCCCGACCCCTTAAGTATTATTTTACCGCTCGCACTTCGTGCTCGCTCGTTAACATTTAGTGGGCACTATTTAACTGTGAACAGTGATAACAATTGCGGCGTAATCAGAGCGAGTTGCGTAGCAACGAGCGGGCGTTAATATGTGTTGGATTGTTCACATCAATTCCAACGCATCTGTTGCGCTATCTAATAACAACTAAGACACACAGTTAATATCATTATTACAGAGTGTAACGATATGATGATATCGCTTGCATTATGTGCAGATGTTATGTATAATTAATA